TGTTGTATCTGTATCAGTATATATATCTGATTGTGATTTCCTAATAACTTTACTTTGCGACATAGGACCATATAGATATGTTTTAGCAGTAAAACTTAAAGTATATACAACTGCTCTACGTGTATTATAACCACCATCATATGTATCAGCATAATCTACGTTATTTAAAATAATAGGCACATCTCTTTTGATATTTAATTCTGGTATTGCATTAATGGTTACTGTATAGTCTGGTTGAAAGTATGGTAATATTTGTTCTATTATTTGTAGTCCATTTTCTGCTGTAGCTGTAAAAGAATATAAGTTAAAACTTATATCATATGGTACTGGTGTGTAATTAAAATTATGTACAGTAGAATCAGAAGATTTAACTCTAACAGTTTTTTGTAATTTATTTAACTTTCTATTAGGATCATATTTTAATCCTACTAATTCAAATCCCATTCTAGGTAAAGTAATTGCAAAGGTTCTACCTTTATCTAAATTAGCTTGTTGTTCTAATCTAGTCATAAACTTTTCTTTAGGTGCATATGCTAATGGCACACGCATTCTTTTAGTGACCGCACCTGTACTAGATTTAGTTTGTACTACTATGTTATTGAATATCTGACCAAACGCTATAGTTAGTCTTCTTAAACTTTGATTATAAAAATGTGTTCCGAACATTATAATATTTTACCTTTGTTAGGTCCTTTTTTAATTCTATATCTTTGTGTGCCTGTTGCACCTATTTCCACTTCTGTTCTTAAAGTTTTCGTGAGCTGTAAAGTTTTTTTTTCTCTATTAACTTTAGCAGTATGTTCCGTTAATTGTTTATGTCTATCTCTTTCCATTATTCGTCTACCTCTCCAAATGGATTTCTTTCAGTAAAGTCTAATATATCATCTGCTGTAGAAACAGTATCATAACCTGCTTCAGAATTTAAATCTAAATTGTCTGCATAAGGAGATTGTGTCTGTATATTAGATGATTCAAAATCCTCGTTCATTAAGAAAGATGGTTGACCTGTTGATGTATTAAAGTAATTTTCTAACTGTACTGAACCTGCACCAGTTAATGCTTCTTGTCCATATTCTAATTTTGTTTTAAAGTTTAATTGATCCAAACTATTTGTGTCTTCGTGTTGGTCAATTGCTTCTAAACCAGTATCTAATTTTTCACTAGCATACTCCCATCTAGTTACCTTCAATTTATAAACTGGTAAATTTCCTAATTGATAGAATGGCTCTTGGTCTTCTACAAATAATATTTCAAAGAAAGAACCCATCAAAGGAACAAAAATTATATCACCTTCGTTTGGTCTTCCTACTGCAATTAAATTTGCTTTATTAGCAACAAGATTTTCAAAACTTCTTTTAGCAACAACTAGTGTTGTATCATCTCTAATTTCTAATCCAAATTTATTAATGATTTCTTGTTCGCCAGCAAAACCTGTATTAGTTTCAAAGTACATTTCAATATTAAAAGAGTCATCAAATTTACTGGTTACATCTTCACCTAGTATTAAGTCTTTATTAACTAAAGTCCTAGGAAGATACATAACATCTTGGCCATAAATTTTAAGACCTTCTACTATTAAATCTTCGTGTAATCTTTTTTCGGCAGCGTTTCCTATGCCTCTGCCACTTTGAAAGTAATGATTAATTGGCATAGCATTATCCTATCATAAACGTTGGGTTCAATTCGTATTGTGACCTTATTCGTTGTTCTAAATTTTCTATGTCTGCTAATGCTTGTGAGTAAAGTTGTTCACCATTTAAAGATACTCCACCAATCATTGCAACACCATTAAATTTAGATAAGTTAGCACCCCATTGTTTTTTAAACAAAGCGGTTACGTATTTCTTTAAAAATAAATCATCATAGACATCTGTAAATTGAGATGGATCTAATTGTCTAAAACATTCTATAACCATATATTCTCCAACTTGTAAATCATTTTTCCAATCCATATCAATGTGTAATTTATTATCGTGTTGATTAAATCTCATAGGTTTTTCACCAACAAGTATGTGGTCTAAAAAATCTAAATGTCTTAATACAACATCATAGTTAATAACAGAAGTTGATGAGAAGTCATATAGGTCATTTAATCTTAATTGATATCTAACATCAAATAGATTCATATTACCTTTATTTGAAAATGGAAATATATTAACTACTGATAATACAGTTTCAGGAACTATAATATAACTATTACTTTCAGTCCAACTAGTTGATACAGTAGTTGAATCACCATAGACTTTAGTGGCAGTTTCTTCTGTACCTGCACCGTTAATTCTATCGTAATCTGCTTGAGTATACTTGTATTTTAAATAGGTTCTTTTAACACCATCATAGTGATATTGAGCAAAGTATTGTAATGCCTCGTCCAGTCTGTCTTCTAACTGGTCATCATCAACGTTTATCTCTATGACTGGTTTTCCTAATGCTCTTAAAGCATACTGTTTTAGTTGTTCTCTTGTTGCTGGTTTTGCCATTTAATCTTCCTATAGTACTGTAGTACTATTTATAATAATAATTATATCTTCGGAAAGAGATTATCGGCGCAAAACAACTTTATATCTTCTTCTGGTAAACCTAGTGATTTCATTGTTCTAGGGGTATGTGGATTCTGTTGTTGGTGTTCACAATAGAAATTTTGTGCTCTTATTACATCTTCTTTCTTTGAATCGCTATTATAATGTCCTATCTTATCTATGTAAGAATTCAAATTACTTATTGCTAATTCACATAATTGATTTAATTCTTTAAATTCTGTTATATTACCAGCAGCTATCATACCTTCACTAAAGATTGCTTTAGCCCAATCTGGCAATTCTCTTTCTTTTGATGGTTTAAACCATTTAGTTTCTTCTATAAAATATCTTGTTAATGGATGTTCTTTTTTTAATAGTGGACTAAAGTCGTGAAAGCATCCTGTTACCTTATTCTTACCTGCAATAACATCAAAACCATAAATTGGTCCTCCATTTTCTAACATTGGAAACAAACATATATGTGCCATCCAAAGACCTTTAGTTTCTCTGGCGTCAACAACATCTACGTGAGCTCTTCTGATACTCATACTTGACCAAGTACGATTTGTCCAACCTGGTTTATTAAATCTTTCCATACCAGGTTCTTTGTATTCTACTAAACTTCTATTTAATACTTCTACAATATCTTTTTCTAATCTTATTAATCTTTCCCAAATCATTGTTCTAAAGGATTCTTCTCTATATATTCAGAAGTCATTACTTGTCCTACATTAGATGGTGCTTTATTTTCTTCAGGCATAGTGCTTCCACTTCCACCTTTACCTTCTAAAACTCTAATCAATGAATCTAAATAAGGTTCTATCTCTTTCATTTCTGCAAATAATCTTGTTGCATATTCAAAAACTAATTTAGTTTCAGGAACTATTGTATGTTGATATACATTTAAATATCCATTAATTCTTTCTCTAACAATGTTCTTCCATTCTTTTACTTGACCATCTTTAAATTGATAATATCTATTAGGTCCTGGTGTCTTTCTTTTAATCATTTGACCTCCAGATAAATCACCTAAATGTCTAGCGTAAATATGACAATATAATTTTTGTGGATCTTCTTTAATACTATCAACGTGTTTACAATAATCAGCTGTACTTTGTGTTATAAGTGGTGGATTGTCGCTAGGCCATAATGTTTTTACATCATAGTGTATATGTTCAGCTCTTTGTAAACCTTCTGTATCTTTAAACAGACCGTTATCAATAGCATATCGTTCTACTGTAGAGTAGCAAATTAATTGATTGTATAGGAAAATTGCGTAGTGTTTTGGATTAATAAATCCAGACATTAAAGTTTTTACAAACTCTTGTCTTTCAGCGTTAGTGTGAACTTCTTTAGTTAATTCTTTTATGTCAAGCATATCATTATATCTCCATCTATACTATTTAGTATAGTTAACTATAACAAAGCAGAATTTAATTGATTAAGAGTATCTTCTCCAAGCTCTGATATATAATTGTGTTGTAGCGCCAGAATAACCACCGTATGTAGGAGAACCGTTGTCATCCATATTTTTAGACCAAGGTTCTATGTCCCAACCACTTGAGCAGGTTTGTACAATTCTTACAGTTCCGTCTGGACCGCAAATTCTGTTATCGTCTTGGTTGTGATGTTGGTAATAAACTGTATCACCATTAACTCTCCAAGAACAAGTTAAACCGTGGTCATTTGCTTCAGTTGGAAAGATTGCCATATTCATATCTGCCCAACAGTCAAACGGACATATAAATTCATTGTTTGAAGTATTCCAACAGTTACCCCAAGAGTTACCGTCAATATTTCCATTACCTGTTGAGTTTTGATATACTACCCAACCACCAGCAGTTAAGTGTTCGTGGTTATAACCGTCTATGGTTTGGTTAGAATTCATATATCTTTTTTCCCAATAACTTTCTTTATGGTCAATTACTTGCCAAGCAGCACCAACTTTACATAATCTAACAAAGTCTGACTTAACAGTACCAGACCAAATCTCAGCACCAGAGTTATCTCCAGCGTCTTGATTAACCCTTACTTCGTGTTGTCCAACTCCAGATGTTACCGTTGTGTCTGCATTACAAAATATAGTTATAATAACATTACCAGTAACCGCTGCTAAACTAGGTAGAGTAATTACTCTATTTTCAGCATTTGCTGATGTACCTAAAATATATTCTGCATTACCATTTACATCACCAGCTGTGATTGTATAGTCAGCAGTTTTTGCTACTATACTGTTATTCTCTCCAGCACTACCAAATGTAAAACCTGTAGCAGTACTATCAATTTTTAATGCTTGTCCAGCAGTTCCCATTGCAAGGTTTCCGTCCCAAACAGTAGACTGTTTAGTTTGTAG